AAAGTAGTGTCAAATATATACTGATAATGATTCCTGTTTCCCCTTTGTTAAATTTTTCACACACTACACTGCTTTAGAGCACTAAAGCGATTGTTAAATTATTCACACACTTTAGCGATTCAAAGCATTAAAGCGATTGATAAATTATTAACACTTCATTAGATTAAAGCATTAAAGCGGTTGTTATAAATTTAACACGTTACATTTATCCATAAAATTGTAATAAATATCCTTAAGTCCCATTTATAGTACCTTAACGATTTAGTACAATTTATCATGATACAAAATTATATGCAATAATGGTATTTTGCACGCTGTAACGACTAAAAAACTTGCAACAAATAGTACTTGTGTTGCCTATATAGGTATGTTATACTTGTATCATAGTAAAAGGCATAAAACCAGTAAACAGCCTTGCAAAAATATTAAAGGAGATACTAAAAATGAGAGTTCGCATATATTTTAGGGATACCAACGGCGAGTGCTTTTCAAGTGAAGCACTGACTTTTCATGAAGAAAAAGAGCTTCTAATCAAATTGAAGGACTTTTGCTTTACGATTATGAATATTGCAAGTGTATAAAATACTTGCCGTTATCATCGGTATAATAGCGTTAGGGATAGTAGGCTCAGTTGTACCGCCCCATTGTACCGTACCACACGCAAAAGCGTGAGAAAGTGAGTTACAAAATATGAGTACCTGGAAAATCGAAAAAACTATGAACGGAGCAGACGGCACTGAAACTATTACTATCACGCGCCCCATTAACGACAAACCAAAAAGTGCGGCTTGCGTGAGCCGTACTGTTAAGGCTGGCACGGTTGCCCGCGTAAAATATGCCCGCTTTAACGATGATTTTTCAGTTGATACGGGGGAACTTGTAAAACAGTTTGACGGCGTTTTGGATGCTGAGAAGGTTGAAAAAGCCTTGCATAACGCTGAGCCTTGCACAAAATGGCAAGTTCTGGATGTTCAGCCAAAAGAGGAAAATACCCTTGGCATTCCGCGCGATGTTTTTAACGCCGTGGCGGTACCTGTTGAGCGGCCATTGAGTCAGCAGTAACTTTAATAAGTTCCAGCGGGTTTTACTTTAAAGCCCGCTTCCACGCTGTAAAAGCGAAAATAAATTAAAAGAGGGTATAAAAATGAAAATGCAACTTATTACAATCAGGCCTAGAAAAGCGGGCGTTGACGCTGGCTTCACTATTAAACGTGAATTAATTGACGATTCCGGATTCGTGGATATGGCTTTTTGTAGTATCATAACTACCAAATACGGTTTCACAGCATCCGGTTTTTCCAGTATCCACATGCCAACTATCACCCATGAAGCGAATTGTGATAAAGAATCAGTTGACGACTTTGTAAAGAAGGTGTTTGCACAATGACGCGCACGGAGATTGTAGATGCAGTTATGGCCGCCTGCTATTCTAGATATCCTAGAACGTATACGGAAAGACTTTACACATGCAAGGCAGAAATTATTTGTGTTGACTTTTCAGATTGGTTTGTTTTGCGAAGTTATAGTACCGTTGTAGCCGCTTTTCAGTGTTCAACTGGCATTTTGTGGGTTTTTGGTTATTATAGCCACACAACTGCAAGCCATATAGCAAAATTCCGGAATTGGATTCGTTACGAACTTCAAACCGGTTGGAACTACCCCAAAATAGTTAGATTATATAACGATTCTAGAACCGGAAAGCGCGCCGCCCAAAAAAATCTTGATGACGACTTTGCAAGCGTTATTGCCACCGCGTTAAATCAGCGCTGACCCAAAAAAGTAGAATAAAATGCACCGCCCTTAAAGGCAGTGCATTTTTTATACAAATTTTTAATTAGAACTCTTTACCATTAAATATAAATAACTAGCAATAGTTATCCCTAACTGCTAACCTGTGAAATTCTTAACACTCTTTAGCAATGTAAAGTTCTAAAGCGATTGACAAATTCTTAACACACTTTAGTGATTTAGAGTTCTAAAGCGTCCATCCGTTAAGGAAATGGCTAGTACATGTATTAACCTTAGCACAGCTCTTGTCGTGCCGATCACCGGGGGTGTTGCAAGAAGCCTGAAAAATAAATCGGGGTTCAATTTATTAAATACGCAAATCCCCTCTTCCTCTTCCTTCTTCGCAATTAAAGAAAGTAGGTGAAAATGAAAATGCTATTAAAAGATATAAAGAATATTGGCTATTGGACATATTTGATACTTAAAGTTAGAGATAAAACTGTATACGCAGGATACTTTGCAGATATGCCATATAGATACGCTTATTATAAACTTAAATCTCTTGAAGTAATTGATACTGGCGTTGAAATAGTATTGGAGTGATTAAAATGACAATCAATGATATTCTACTTAATTGTGGTTCTGTTCATGCTGGAACGACTATATATATTATAGAATCTGGCACAATTAAAAAGATATGTCTGTTTAAGAATTTAGAATCAAGGTATGCGAACCTTCAATTTAAATTCTTTACTGTTAGTTCTTTGTATATAGATACAGATTCATTTGAATTATTAGCTTTTAAGTTTTATGTATAAGGAGCTGATACAACGCGACTTTCCGAACTTATAGGTACATGTGGCAATATAGGGTCATCAACGTATATAGAAGTAAAATTTAATAATCATATTAGATTTGCAGGCTATGTTAAAGATATGCCTTATGTGCTTAATTATTATAACGTATGGTATTTTGAATATATTGAAAAAGATAAGTTTGAAATAGTGTTATGTTAGGAGTTGATACAATGCGTTACAACTTTCCCATCCATCCCATCCCCATAGGCTCAATCATTAAATACAATGTAAGAGAATATGGTTATTTCTATGGAGATGGACAAGAGAAAAGAGCAATTACCATTGCTAAAATTGGTAAGGTTATTGACATTGTAGAGCATGATGGCAGAGTAGTTTATTATTCTGTAGCACCAAGTTCTAATTGTACATTTAGCCAATATTTTGTAGGTGATTGCTTAGATTCTGTTTGGCCTGAAAACGTGGAGGGTGTTTATTATGACAATTAAAGACCTAGATACAGAAACCCTTACTCTACTAAGTAAACTACGTGATAACTGGTACATTAAAGCCTGTCCCTCATGGCTAACACATTTCATAGACAAGGATTGTCAGTATTGCCAGCTTAGAGAGTTATGTTATCTGCTTGACCGTTATGATTATGACGTTAAAGAAGAGCTTAGAAATAGAGGTGAGTTTTAATTATGATTCTTCATCTTGATAAATACGATGACCTATATCTAAACCAATTAGGAATTTCTATTGCTCATTGCTTAACTAGGATTCCTTGTCCACCTAGAGGATATTGTGATTCCACTTGTGGTTTGTATCAATTCTGTAATTCAATGCAGCTTGCATATATTGATGTACGTCAGGAGGAATCTAAGCGCAATGGCACAAAACCATAAAACATTCAAGCGCCAAGCTGAAGCAACTAAGCTACTGAAAAAGATAGGTGCAACAAGACGTAAATCCAAAAAAGCAGGTATCACTGTAACAGGTGAGCTTAAAGAAAGTCTTAGGGGCAGACAATCCACTGACGTTGCTAACGCTCTGAAATTTACTGCTAATATTGCTCTTGATGAAGCAGAAAAACTATATGATGACCTTATTGAAACAGCCGATAATATTGACGATAAAACAACACAAAAGATGATGCAAGAGTATCTATCTAAATACTCAGAGCATATTCATTCCTTGCATAAATCCGTTAGAAGTAGCTATAGGTCATTGAGAGTAGCTAATCGTCTTGAGGATGTATTTAATTATAGCGATGCTGCATATAAGATTCTTAGAAATCCAGATTCCTATTTTGATAAAAAGAAATGGGGAGCAATTTCTGGTATACTTAACAATCTTATGGGCACATATAGCAGGGATATTCCGCCAAAAGATTTGAAAAAACTATGTGAACTGGGTGAAGAGTTAGGACTTAACTCTCTATCAGATATGGACAGAGCTTATTCAGAGTATAACAATCTGCTAAGAAATTCTGACCAGATGGGCGAAGTTCTGGTTAATGCAAGCAATAAACTTAAATCTATTACGAAGGATAATGAAGAGTTTATAGAGAATAATAAAGAAGTTTATAAAAAATTTGTAGAACTTGCATCTAAGTATGATTTGTGGTAATATTCACGAATGAAAGAAGGTGATGCTATATGTGAGAAAGCGTAACGAGCATAAGTATTCAACTATCATATATTGCTATGATATTGAAACATCATCCTTAATGTATGGTGAGGATGAACTTCAAGAGCATCTGCAAAGCACTTATCTTCACGGCCTAGCTTCATTTGCTTATCGTCCTATACCTCACGCACCATTTAGTGACTTCGAGAATGAAATGAATTATAATTTCTTTAGAACTTATGATTCAATTTCTTCTGAATTTGAGAGAATCAATGAGGATGCTAAGAATAATGATGAATACGTAAAAATCTTTGTGCATAACTTGAGCTATGAATTTGAAGCAATGATGCGTAACATAAATTTCTGTATTAAAAACTTTAATCCTAAACGTTTCATTGCGGTTGCTCCGCACCAGCCATTAGTAGCAGCTTTTGACCATCTTGAATTTTATGATAGCTTCAAGATTCTTTCATGCAAAAGCCTTGAGCTTATAGGTACAGAACTTGGAGTTCCTAAACTTAAAGAAGTCAAAGGCGGTTACGACCAAAAATATTATTGGTGGTCAGATTTGCCTGATTCTGAATACATTTACAATGAACGTGACTGTAAGCTAGTTTTGTATGCACTATGTAGATACATGGCTAACTTCACTAAAGTTGATACTGTATCAGATATTGGAGTGTCTAACACATCAATGATTAAGCGTGAAACAAGGCTTAACAGAAATATTGCTACCGATAAAGAAGTACATACTGCACAATTCACAGCGGCGATAGAACTTAAGAATAATGAACCATTTATGAAGTTCTTTCAAGACTGTCTTGCAGGTGGTTATACTCATGCTAATCCTTACGCAGTGGGTAAAATATTTAAGGATGTATGGTGCTTTGACGCAAGCTCTATGCATCCGTCAGCAATGTATGGTAGACGATTCCCTTACAAGTGGAGAAAAGAGGTTAATCCTAATGAATGTTATCAAAATTTCCAGTCCGCAAACTATGAGTTCTTATCTGGCTGCGAAAGCGGCGCTAACTCAGGGTTCTTCCATTATCCCGACCAACGGATTGAGTTATATGGATGTAAAGATGTTAAATTCTATTCAGTCCTCCAAGCAGCATACCGTGAATCAATCTTGTTTGAAAGGCCAATAAAATATAACTTCATGGCTAACGTTACATTTTATAATATTAACGCTAAGGATTTTGGTAACTGCATTTACAGCTATATCAGTACATCCAAATGCACAAATGTTAAAAATGGTAACTTTGATAATGGTAAAGTAGTCAAAGCAGATGAACTTACATTTCATGGCTGTGATATTGACTTTATGTTAATTCAAATGCTTTATGATTATAGTAGTTCAGAATGTGATGAACTTTATTATGCAACAGCCCATAAATTTATTAACAAGCCTTTACGGAATACAGTTAAATACTATGCACGCCAGAAAACTGGATTCAAAAAACTTGAGCATAAAGTTGCTGACCATGTAGAAACGTTAAACGATTTTACATTTGAGGGATTGAAGCTTTATGATGATTCAGTGGCACAAGAAATTATGAATACCCATAACAAAGATTTAGTCCACTTCGCCTTAATGGCAAGTAAAGGTGGACTGAATGGTCAGTATGGATGCTCAGCTATGAAGCCATTACGACAGGAAGTTGGCGTACAGGGGGACGGTGATAAATTTGAGTGGATTCCAACTGGGGTTAAGTTTCTTAAATCCAGAAATTCCCTAAATATTTTCACGGATGGTTTGTATACGGTTGCTTATAGTAGACTGCACCTTATTTGCTTTATGCTTTATCTAGTATTAAGCCAAGGCATTGAACCTCTCTATCACGATACAGATAGCGGTTATTTTGTAGGTTACAATGAGGATGTTCAAAAAGCCGTTGATAGATTCAATGATAATATTCTTAATAACAGCGAGAATAAAGATTGTTACAATTTTGGCATTATGGACTTTGATGGTCATTATGAGGATTTTGTAACATGGGGAAGTAAATGCTATTGTGCAACATACTTAGATGCAGATAAACACTTAAAAGTTAAGGCTACTGTAGCAGGTGCAAGCAAGAAACAGCTTTCTGAATTGTTTACACAAATAGTAAACGATGAAGATTTTGAGTACCTAGTAAAAGAATATTTTCGTCCTAATATCAGTTATGATGAATCCATAAACAAGAAGCTTATTCGTAAAACTCCGGGAACACACATTATAGGAGATTTTACGGATGATAATGGAGAAACAGACCACTTGGATGAATATTCTGTAACTGTACTAGAACCTTGCGGCTATACATTACGCTCAACAAATAGTCCTGTTAATAGAATGTATTATTCATTCTGTTATTCATTGCGTGGAGAATCCTATATAGATTATTTGCCAGAAGTTGTTAGCATAAACCACGATGAAAATGATAAAGAACTTTATGGAACTTATCATAAGGTACAATCTGACAAAGAATATGCTATGTTAATTGACGGCAATCCTGCAAGTATATTCCAGTGGGAATGGAGTGATAGGAGATGATTTAATTGAAAGAAAAAGATTCTTATAGAATCAGTATAAGAGCTGCATGTCCTTATTATATTTCTCATACAACAAATTACATTCGTTGTGAGGGTATGAGAGTGTCACGCCAAGAGTACAACCTTAAAAACGATTGTTGTGGCCAGTATAAAAACTGTCCTCAATATAAATTTCTTACTTACCATTATTTAACAAAGGAGAACTAACTATGTACACTAACAAGAAAGCATCCGCTAAGGCCACCAATTCTGTTAAGTTCGCTTCCTCCGTCATCACTGATATTCGTATCTTCCCTATCAATAACAAGAAGTCTAATTGCTGCGCTATGGTTTCCATTACACTTGCAAATGTATTTTGCATTACTGGTATCAAGATTATGGACGGCAGCAAGGGTCTGTTTGTTGCAATGCCCAGTGCAAAGAATAAGAAAGATAGATGGCATGATATTTGCTACCCCATTACTAAGGAATTCCGTAAAGTTATGAGCGATTCTATTCTTAACGCATTTGATTCCTTGCAGGAAGATGAAGATGAAGATGATGAAAGTGAGGATGACTGACAAGCTCCCCAATGAATTGCCGCCTGATATTGACGATGATTTGCCATTCTAAATAGAAAAGCACCCCTAAGTGGATAACCACCTAGGGGTGTTTGTTATTTAGCTAATATTAGGACGAAGAACCTTAATAGCAGTCATACCATTGTTGTTATTCCAGCGAGGATAATCCATAGGAGTGCCATCTTCATTTCTAATACGGTCGAGAATAACAGGGGAGTTACCATCCATAAATCCAGAAACCTGAACCGTGACAGCATAAGAAGCAGGACGTTTGAAGTAGAGGATGATAGCATTACCATCATTGGTATAATAAAGGTTATTCAAGTTATTAACTACATCCCAAGTAACTGTCCTACCTGGACCAATGGGCGCTCCATAAATGGATTTATTGAGCTGGCGATTATCAATTGCACTGATAGCAAATAAGCTGCCAGATTCAGGGTTATTGCTAAGATAAACAGTAAAATCAATGTCGTTCCTATCCATAACACGGATAGAACCCTGTGAAGTAGAATCACCAGAAGGAACGGGAATAAATGCAAATGCCTTGTACTGTTCAGGGTCACCAGTTACGGATTGACCTGCAACCGTATACTGTGTCTGGTTAGTAATAGCCAAGTCAATACAACGATGTTCACCAGCTGCACAGATATACTGCCCACGGTTTACAGCGTCAGTGCCAAAGACATATTCACGCTTTGTATAAATGTAAACATCATCAAGTTTGCACACAGCATTAGTAACAGGATAAGTACCGATTGACTGAATGGTAGTACTAACTTTAGCAGAACGGTTAATGATACCACCATTAACAACAAACTGTGGATTAGGGCTAGTACCAATCAAGGCAATAGCTGCATAACCAGTTTCAGTAGTAGCAGTTCCATCATTACAGGTATAAATCAAATTGTTAATATAAGCTGCTGCTTTACCTGGGCCATCAAAGACAAAAGCATACTTGCAAGTATCTGCATAGAAGTTAGTAACATGAATATCATTGTTGCTAACCTTACAAGCGATTGACTTATTCCACCAAGTATTGGCATCAGTACCACCTGTACCACCAGAGGGAATACCATGGTAGCTAGTCCAGTTACATCCATATACATCAGTACGGCAGTCAAAACCAACCTGACATACCATATTAACAAGGTTATTACATTCGCAGTCAGGAGCTTTATTACCCCAGAAAAATGCAACAGAGCCAGTCCAGCGTTCTACAGGAGTATTATCACTGAATCCCCATACCATTACATTATCCATATAGCAGTAACGGTTCAGAGTGCTATTATTAGGCTGTAAGTAAACACCATAGGACTTAACCTTATTGATACTTACATTGTAAATGCTGTTATCAGTATATTTATTGGTAGTAAATACAATGCCACCAATCATACCGTTACAAGTAATGTCCAAATTAGCAATAACAATATTACCAGTTACATCATCACCTGATACAGTAATAACACCCTGACTACCAAATGCAGTTGGATTAGCAGTATACTGTAAGATAGTATCGCTAGTACCACGCGCAGGGTCACGAGAAGAACCGGCACCATACAGGCTATGTTTCAGCTGCAAAGGTGCGCTAATCTTATAAGTACCAGCAGGAATAAACAGAGGTTTATTCTTAGTATGAGTGTTAATGGTAGCGGTAATATCATCAGTTCCGTCTTTTTTCAACGTCTGATATTTTTCAATGCTAACAGGGGATGGCTCAACAAAACTAGGAATCTTACCAGTGCGACTTGTTAAAAATTTTGTGTCAGGGTCGCTAGCGGTTCCCATAGAAACATAAGCATAATTATCATCAATGTTTGTTTCACGGGCTGATGCCAACGTTAGGTTACCATAAATATATGTGGGGACCGTAGTGTTACCGACCGAAGTAACACCCGAATGAGCAGTAAACGCTTTTCCACCTTTAGAAAAAATTTCTACTTTATTTGCGGTTACTGTCACATTACCACCAACAGTCTGATTCATATTACCGCTGACAGTCTGGTCAAGATTTCCAACAGTATCTTTGTCAATCTTCTTAGACGTTTCAGTGCGTCCCTCAGTGTCTTTAATATCATAACTGTTATTGTCAATTTTAAATTTGTCTACATAAGCCATGATGCAACCTCCTATTAAGTAAGGCCATGAGTTCCAGTCGTAATACTAATAGTTTCGGTATTTTCTACATACTTAACCTCGACACGAGAGAGCTTTTCAAGCTCTTTTACTTTATTCAGAGCATTAGTAGCGTTAGTATTAGCACTACTTGCAGTAGTACGAGCACTAGCATCTTTTACCTCAATGGTTTGACCGCCAATATTAAACTTCGAAACATATTGTTCACCCATAGTTACACCTCTCATTTACCAACAATTTTAATAGTTTCCACAGGAGCATCATAGATATGAATCTCTCCACCAGTAACGATAGTACCATTATTAGGATTAAAGAACCCAAAAGAGATAGAAGTATCATCTGCATTATACTTGGCAACTTTTAGCGACAAAATATAATGCAAACGTTCAGCAACACTTGTCTTAGCGTAGTTAGTGCCTTCGATGTATCGAGTACCTGCATCCATAGGCTTAAGAATAACACACAAATCATTATTAAGCCAAACAAGGTCGTTAATATTGCGATTAGCACTTGCAGTAGTTTTCAGCTTTTCATCAACGGGAGTGATAGCAAGTTTAACACTTCCCCACAATTCAGAAAAATTGCCAATCTTAGTCCAATAATCTTCATTGTCAATATCAATGCCAATAGGTACAGGCTGTGTGCTCAAATATCCATCACCATTGACAGTGACAACAACTGTGTTACGAGGATACTGTTTAGTAATATCCCATTGAATGGGGTCTGCATAACTAATGGAACTAGTTTCAATGTACTGTTGCATTACCTCGATAACCTTAGATACCATTTCATAGTAACTAATGCTATCATCATAGGCAACAGGAATTACAGAACGGAAAAGTTTGTCCAAAGGATTGTACTTCAAACCTAATCACCTCTTTACCATAAACGCATAAACAGAACTTCCATATCTCTATATAAACAATTATAGATATTTGTATTCTCTTTCATATAATCGTTCATAATAGATACAAGAGAGCGACCACGATAGCCTTTTTCTACATGGTCAAGAACCCGGTGCTCATTGCCATCACGATTTTCTTTTGTATTGTTTTTATCATCCTGTGTGGTATTGCTATTACTGTTAGAACTGGCGTTAGAGCTAAAATCATTGGCAGAACTTGCCTTACTATGGTCAGCATCTGACATATACTTACCAGCAAGAAAATTATCAAGACTACCCTGAGGAGTATCAGTGTGAGTATTGGTATTCTCTCCATTACTGTTAGAATTGGAAGTATAATTGGAACTGTTTGTACCATCAATATTGACCTTACTGTTTTTGGTTCTATCCTCTGTATTCACATCATGATGTTCAGTATTTTCGTCACTGGTAATGGAAAAGTCATCAGTTAAGAACATTTCATACTGTTTATCAAGTGCTTCAAAGAGAGGATTATAATAAGGCATATGGCTGTTCATCCAGTCATCCAGACGCAGCTGCCAAAGACCAAAGGTTTCAGAACCAATTTCATTTGTATAGAAATGTTTAAGGATATTGGTTTCAAGCTCTTTGCGCTTGTTTTCATTCCAGATAGGATAATTAAAATTGAAGATTTTAGGACGCGCACGCTCAATGATTTCCGAATAAGAAACATTGGTGTAAGGTTCAACAATACCAGCTTTTGATTCACAGATAAAGCGTACTTGAGTTGTATATTTACTCATTGTCCTTATCACCATCCTCAACATTGGTATCGCTTAAATTCTCTTCATCCTCGCGTCCTTCCATAATCTTAGTCAATTCAAGCTGGGAACGCATAGATACGGAAATATTAGTGCCAAAGAGCCTGTTATAATCCTTGCAGAATTTTTGACGAGAGTACAATGGAGAAAGACGGTCTGCTTCTACCTGACCTAAGGTCATTTGAACTTCGGTAGTAAACTGGCGCTCTGCTTTCATATTGTAATTGCTCTCAATACCTAAATAGGTAAGAGCTTCCGCAAGAGTTTCTTTTTTCTGTTGCTCTAACTGTAAGCCAATATACTGAACGCCTAAATCAAGAACACCAATCATGTTCTTAATATCATCAGTAGAGGGATTGCCTTTAAGATACAGCCATGGGTCATATTTATCCTGCTGATATACTAGATTCTGTACAGAAAGTTTCGTATTCTCATTTGCATAAGCAATTCGAGGAGTTTTCTGTGCAGCAAGGTTTAAGTCAATCGTTCTGTCAATATTGGTAAGACGTTGTGCAAACTGTTTAATGATAATAGCATCAGGGGAACGGCGCATATTACACCAAAGATAAGCGCAGTTTTCTTTGCTCAGACCAGTTTTTTGATAGTTAGAATTGTAGCCGTAAGCACGAACGTATTTAGGGTCACCAATAATGTCAAAGTTATCACTAGGCATAGCAGGGAGAATCAAGTTACCCATAACAGGGTCATGATAACCGGCCATTAAAGGTTGCCAGAACAAGAACTGCTCAATAAATCGTTCATCCAAAAAAGGAGAATCGTCAAGCCCTTCCCATTTGAATCTTGCAAGTGCTACATCATAAAGACGATTAAACCAGTTAGCATAAGTTGCAACAGTTAAATCGTATGAATCAATCCAAGGTGGCTGTGGTTTTTGTGAACGTTTACTCATTTACTCACCTACTTCTGGAATACGTTTATAGATAGAATTGTCTGCTTCATAATTACCAACAAGTCCGGGATTATGCCAGAATGTAACACCACGATTAAAGATACTGTTAATCATTGTAGAAACTTCCGCAGGAACATCACCTAAGCAACAACAGTTTTGTGTTTTAACATAATTCCAGTTTCTTCGAGAATCAATGTTAGGAACCTGAACTTGGTGAATGGGATAACCAAACATAGTCCAGTAGTCATCAATAACTTTTGCAAATTCTTTAGTAACATGATGATAACTCGCCATAGCATATGGGGCACTTGCATCTTTTGTCGGTAAAATGCCAGCATCAGTAAAACGAAAATAAGGACTAACAGAACCATGACTTTGTGGCGGTAGCCTGTCCATATCATCACGTTTTGCAAGTGTGCCTGCAATGTCAAGCATCTGATTAGATAAGCCCTCAATAGCTCCATAAGTATTCTCAGGAAAAAGAGCAGGATGTTTGCCAGCCATAGCTTGTGCATCTTTTGCAGGAGCAGTTAGCAGGTTAATTCCAGCAAACATTGTACCTGCTACTAAACCAGCATTTTCTACAGCCATAGAACTAGAATTCTGTGCTACATATACTTTATAAATGTCAGTATTATAAGCACAAGTAGGCCAGTTGCTAATTGCAAATACATCTTCCTGATTATAACCAGTAGAGCCTTTATAATCCTCTGCTGCAAACATTGCTGTAGTCTGTCCAGCATTTGACATTATATTGTATCCGATATGCAGACTTTTCTTCCTATCTCCTAATTCAAAACGAAAAACGTGATTATCGCCTTGCGTAGAATAATAACGAAGATAGAAATAGGGATATGTGAAAAGCTTATTATTCTTAGGAACATAACCAGCTACATTATTAGGAACTACAAAAGTCTTATCATACTTACCAGTATCAAAGGTAAGAGGAACCATATAGATTCCTAAGATGCCATCAGGTGCTTGCCCTGCTTCTACAGCCTTAGCAATAAAGTCATTAGCAGATTCAGCTGTGGTAAAAAAGTTTTCTTTACAACCTGAATAAATTCCAAATCGTAAAGAGCCAGATGCAGGGGGAGAGTCTTTTTCAGGCTTATCAAAAGTGGTAACAATACAGATACGCTTATCAAAATCAATGTACTGCTGAATATCGTCAACGAATGGGCCTGTATCCAGTTCATCATTGATGATATTATCACCAATTTCATCAGTATTTGTATGAGAACGCTCAATAAAGCAAGGTTGTAATGTCACCTGATTAAACCAAGTTTGCATTACATCAACAGTAAAGTAGATTCTGCTAGTTTCGTTTGCAACGTATTCTACACTATCAATAAAGGCATAATACCATTTATTAGAAAAGTCGGCGTTCTGAAATACGATATAATTACACGGTTCAATCGTTTCAGCATTAACACCAACAGACATGTAACGGTCTAAACGCTGATAGGTATAATTGGTAAGATGAAGAACAGATTTGGACGTAAAATAATCAAAACGGGAAGAATCAGACTGAAACCTAAGCACATGATTATAGGTTTTATCTGTAGGGATACCCTTACAGATATAAAGTTGCATATTTGGCAATGTTCTTTGCTCCTTTCAAAATCTGTAGGGTGGTTTACACATCATCCAAATAGGAAGTTTGCGTTTAACTGTAGGAGTAGGGCCGGGGCCGGGGCCGGGTGGTGTTGGTGGATTTGTAGCATCCCATTCAACATCCCATGTACCTACTTCATTAGGAATACCAAGAATAGCAGAGGGGTCAGTTCTATATGCTGTACCATAACCACCTATCCAATATTCCCAGTGCGTATGAATACCGCTGGCATTACCTGTTTGTCCTTGCTCTCCAATATATTGACCACGAGTAATTGTTTCACCAACACTATGAATCTGACTAACAAAATGAGCTGCAAGCCAATAGCTATTATCGCTCATTTTAACTACAATGTAGTTGCCCCAAGAATCGTTACCAGTCGTACCGCCTTGCCAAGTATGGGCTGTTTCAACCGTACCTGCCATTGGTGCATAAGATTGATGATTTGTGTGTACTGTGTCAATACCACCATGAACTGAACCGTCAGGATAATGTGGATAACCTGCTGAAACTCTGATTGTGCTTTGGTCAGTGATACATTGTTTATATATAGCCATAATCAAAGCAATGCGTGATAACGTATGCGCATCCCACGTTTTCAGGAGGATAAGCCTATTGGCTCAAGAAAATGTCAAGATTAAGCCTTAGTAGTAGTAAACTGCACAGCGTTAGCAAACGGAGATGCAGAATAGATACGCCAGATGTGATGGAAGTAATTCCAATCCAGAGTAGAACCAAGGTCAGTTTCACGCATGGTGTTCAGCTTAGTATAAATCTGGAAGAAGTCACGGTCAACCATAAGTGCCTGAATAGCGGCCATATCCTCATCGTCAGGGGTAACGTGAGTATAGGTCTTATCGCCACCAGTTGCAATAGTGACAGCACCAGAGCCAGAGGGGTCATTACCAGTAAGCAGATGTTCCAAACGTTCCACTTCATACTCATTAAGAGCGAAGCTATCAACTTCCAGACGATGACCCATGAAATCTGCCTTATCCATGTTAAATGCGCTTGCCAGAACATCAACATCAATAGAAGCAGAAATGTCAACAGGAACAATAGTGTACAGACGTTCAGCCGGAGTATTCATAGGAATACCAGCAGCGTTATATTCCTTAGAAATGAACTTCATCTTGCCATAAATCTGGCGGAACTTCTTAACCAGAGTCTTGCCGGAAGCTTCATCAGTAACAGCAGCAACAGTTACTTTCTTAAGCTTGTTGTTCTTTACCAGCTGATACAGCAGGTACTTCTTCATGATAAAAGCATCCAGTTCAGCGGGCTTATAAATCTGGTCGATGATATTCTGAACAAAGGCAGACAGGTTAGCTTCACTCATGAAAGCAGTTTCCAGTGCTTCACGATTGACAGTTATCTTGTACTTAATGCGAGAGTTCACAGCATGATAAGCAGTGTAAACCTCAGCAGGGTCGCTACCAAATTCAGCTTTCATAACTTCATCGTTAGTAGCACGGTCAGCAGAGAAGTAAGGAGTTGCTTTCTGCATCATTACATAAATTTCCTGAACAGTAGCGCCAGTGCCCAGAACACCCTTATCAAAAACCTGCCAAGGGTCTTCAAAAGAAATGTAACGCATAACGGTCAGGCCAATACGGTCAACCAGTGCATTACAGAAATAATTCAAACGAGCTTCGTAAGAATTGATAAACGTCCACGCAGATTTAATAGATTCAGTGGTATTCTCAATCTGGGGAGCACCACCAAAAGTAGCATCACTACCAAATACAGCCTTAATAATACCAACAGCAGCAGAAGTAGCCATTATAGAATCATCCTTTCTTAATAATTGCACTCAATATCCAGAGTGCCATCAATAATGAGTTTGCCTTTAGCGGCAGTGGTCAGAGTTACAACGCCAGCGGAAGTAACTTTAGCACTAGAAATAGTGCGATCTGACAAAACTACACGCAGACAGGGGATAGAATTGGTAACTACAAATTTACCGTAACCAGTTTTCATAACACGAGCCATTACTTCACTGGGAATGGTAAATGCAGTAGTGCTTTCAGTTTCGCCTTTATCTAGGGCAGTATGGATAACCAGAACGTTAGAGAGGGTGCTCATATTCTGGTTGTGGAAGGAATAGGCCATAAATAATCATCTCCTTAAATGTCTTTTAGCAAAAACCATGTATACGCTAATCGAGGAGGATAAGACGTTTCAGCAATATCAGCATTAGTTACAATATTTCTATCATTATCAACATAAACCCAAGCTTGAGATGCAACGGGTAACTTAGCCCTATTAGAGATAGTTACAATAGAATTATAATTAACAAGTCTATCATAAATTGCCGGTGGAATGGTGCCAATGATACCTCCTTTGTTAATTTTCTTAGTGCCAATATCAACATGAACAAAGAGAGTATTTCCCATTACAGTAAAATTTTCATCATTATAACTAAACGGACGCGACAATCAAAGCACCTCACTTTCTCCCAAACATCTGCTTGACAAAAGCCTGTGCGGCTTCATCAACGGTAATTGTATTACCATTAGGTTTCTGATAATCGTCATTAGGCTTATTGTCATCATTCAGAAATGCTTTAACATAATCTTTGCGAAGATTATCATAAGCTTCATGCCAGTTAGATGAACCATCTGGACAACCACTAGTAAATTGTTCTGCTTCATTACGACATTCATCAAATTCGTCAAGAACGCCTGCAATAAGAGTTCCCTGTTCATCAGGTTTAGCATCGACAAAGCCACCGAGCATTGCAGAAATTTCGTCACGTGTTTTCATTATTTATTACTCCGTTCATAAGTAAGTTTAAGATTCTCACAGAGGGCAATAATTGCTTGCATATCAACACCAGTTGCATGAATCTTAATAAAATCGCCTTTAGTAGATTCTCTGGGAACCGAAGTGTAACTACCAAGATGTTTCATTACTGTCTGTGTTGCACAAATGAAATTGTTATCTAACCAGTTCAGAGGATTAACACGACAATCATGATAAATTACTTCAAAGTGAAGGTGTGCACCATAGCAATTACCAGTTGCGCCAGAATACCCAATAAGCTGACCCTCGTAAACGTGTTGACCGTTTTTGACGAGATACTCTTTAAGGTGCGCATAGCGTGTTTCCAACTTAGAACCATTATAATTGTTATGCCTAATTCTAACCATGTTGCCATAAGACTGCATCCCAGATTTAGTTCTGCCATCCCAGCTCTGTACCTGATTTACTGTACCATCCTCTGCTGCATAAACAGGTGTACAGGGAGCAGCACGCAAATCAATAGCATGATGTGCAGAACCGTCATTGTAAGTCCAGCCAGCTGTGATAATGTGCTTCTCTAAAGGCCAGCAGAAAAGAACATCACCGTTTGATTTCCTCATTTCCTTCATCTCCTTTAAGTTTTTCCAGATAGGGCTTAAACATAGCAGAAAGTTCAGGATTTACAGCACACATATTCTCCATAATGCTGATAAGCTCCATAATGCAAATATAAGTAACAACAGCACCTACAAGAGGAATCTGGATGCCAAGGTCAACATATCGCATTGCGTATTCAATACCGTAAGAGCCTACCGTAGCAAGAATCTCCATGCACTTGTGATAACCACCCTCACGCATGATAGATGAATTGTAAGAACCATCATGCTTTGCTTTAATCAGCCCTGTAAGAATGTCAAATGCGATAAACCCAAGAACAATAACAAAGGGCATAAACTCAACTCCTAACATTATACACCTACAATCTTCAAAATGTCCATCAGGTATCGCCTAATTATTTCATCTTCACAATACAAACCTCCCAACCGATATTGTTTAATTATATATAATAACCAGTTAGGGCGTGGAGTGCGTGCAATCAAAATGGTATTGTAATCATGGTCATCATTTGTCAACGCATAAATTACGCCACTACCCGGACTGTATTTCCTAGAAAGATAACATTTACCAGTAGAGAAGTCTACCCACAAACCTAAATAGTCATCATGAATCTTAAAACCAAACTGATATTTAGCTTCAGGAGATTTCTTAGCAATACCAACTACACTATCAAGATAAAATTCATTATGAACTGCGTATTTACCAAACTTACTGCCTTTCATCAAACGACCAAAATCAGTTTTCTCTTTTGCTTCAATATATTCTTCATTGTTAGCAATTTGAATTAAGACTAAACCCTCTCTAGTTGTGGCAATTTGCTTCTTGTTAATCGGCTTTTTAATATCAAATTCTGTGAAATAGGGGTTTGCCCATGTAACAGCGTTACCAAAGAAGAATACAACCACTCTGCGCATACGAGCAATAGTTTCATATAATTCGCAGAAAAATGTTACTTCATCTTTAAGATAGCCGTGATGACTTTCGTCCATAGAGATAAATTCATCAAAACAGATTTTGTTGACAAGTGGGAGTTCTTCAGATTTAGCAGATGAAATATATCTGGTTTGACCAGCAAGCTTACCGTCTATGTAATAAGCACCCTCTGGGGTTCCTTTTAACTCATGGTCAGGAAATTCATGAGCAACTGCTGCCCAAAAATTTTCTTTGGCTTTCTTATTCATCTCAGTTTTGTAGCGGCGAATATAAATAAATTGGTTCCCATTTTTGATAAAATCTTCAGCAGCCCATTTCTTAAAGCCATAAGTTTTACCACAACCACGAGAACCAACTACAAAATTAAAGAGCGCATTATAAGATAATGTGTTCTTTAAGTCCCACCACATTGACATTGTAATACACTCCTTTCATATTTAATATTAAGCCGAGGACTCGGCCATTATGCTTAGAGTTAGCGTTCCAATTAACTTGGATTGCGAACATCTTGTGCTGTCCTTTTGGATGGCGGAGTAGGAGAAATGACAAACCTATGTAACCATCAAGCTAACAGGCGTGTTAGCACGGCTTTTGGTGATAGAAATAGGACACAACCCTATTAACGTCCAATGACCAGTTTTCCGTTACTCTTAAAGAGTTCTACCATGTTAAGGGTGGCGAAAGGAAATGAGCTAGCAGTCACGCAAACCTATCCGTAACGCTTCACGCGCCTGACCACGGCTTAGGAGCATCATTCGTGCCTTTCGCTCCCTATGATTATATTATACTTTACAATGCGTATAAAGTCAATAATACAGATTGTACTTTTTGTAAAATTAGGAATGATTATTACATAGTGTATAATGCTAGATGGGGAACGGCAATAGTACAATAAACGGACTGCAAAAATGGGCGAGGTGAGTGGCGGTTTGAAGGTACGATAAATGGGACTTCTAGACTTTGACACTACTTT